TGCTTAGCGGAATGACCGTGGCTGATGCTGGAAACTCAGCTCGCCCAGTAGCGGTCTTCTATGGCCAGCCTGATAAGGAAATGCGCTCACAGTCATACCCATACATCACAATTGATCTTGTAGGAGTTTCTGAGGAAGTAGATCGCACACATCGTGGCTCCCTTACTATCCCAACCGATAGTATGTACACACCCGAAGGTGCTACAGAAGGTCAGATCACATCTTTTCCTATCCCGGTTCAGCTAAACTATCAAGTCTCAACATGGGCTCGTCAGCCTCGCCATGATCGTCAGATCATTGCCCAGCTGTTTTCCTATGGTAGACTACCACTTAGATTTGGGCAACTTCCTATTCCTCAAGACGGTACTAACCGTCGTTTGGATGTATTGGGGTTCTCAAAAAGAGATACTACTGAGGGCGATAAGCGTCTATTCAGTAATGTCTACAATATCAGAATCAGTGCAGAACTCTTCCAAGATGTCCTGTATCAGATCTACGAAGTAACACAAGCCCCTACAATTGCGTTTAGTTATCAAGAAGTTGATTTCACAACATCCTAACAATACGGCCCCACAAGAAAATAACCTAACCCTAAGGAGTAAACCGGAATGGCAACATACAGTCGCCCGGGAGTCTTTATCCAGGAAGTAGCACTTCCTCAGTCAATTGCAGCTGGTAATACCAGTACTGCTATTGGTGCTTTCGTGGGAGCCCTTGCACAGGGTCCTATCTTAGCGCCAGTACAGGTACGCACTTGGACTGATTTTGTGAATACATTCGGTGGATTGAATGATTCCTACCCAACAACTTGGGCTGCCTATAACTTTTTTGCTAATGGTGGTCGCAACCTCTACGTACAACGTGTAGTAGGAGCAAGCGCAGCTACAGGAGCAGTAACCGTTACAAACGGAGCTACAGGTACCCTAACAGCTACAGTAACAGCAGCATCTGCTTCAAGCGGAACTGTTACATATACAGCTTCTAACTCATTTACAGCTGGACAGACAGTCTCTATCACAGGACTCTCAACTTCAGCCTTTAACTTGACTAGCGTAACAATTGCTACAGCTACGTCAACCCAGTTCACAGTAACTAACGCAGCTACAGGTACCGCTGTTACAGGCGCATCTGCTACCGCAACAGTTACTCTGACACCATCAAATGCCTTTACATTGACAGCTAATAACCCAGGTTCATGGTCAAATAACTACACAGTTAACATCGTACCTGCTGGAACACCTTCACGTTTTAACGTTGTTATCTATGCGTCTGTTACAATTAATGGCGTATCTAGCACAACTCCTGTAGAGACCTACCAAGATCTAAGCATGAGCTCAACAGATACGAACTATGTTCTTTCTGTAATTAACTCTGGTTCTCAGACCTTTACAGTAGGCGCAGTCAATAGCACGGTAACTCCAGGCGTAACATCTTCACCACTATCAGTTTCTGGTGGCGTAGATGGTGTAGCACCTACACGTGCACAGTACGCAGCAGGCTGGTCTAACTATGACGCAGTCCCAAGCAGCCTAGTTCTATACGCACCAGATGCACCGTATCAGTCAACATCAACACTCACATCACAGCTTCATGGTGATGCAATTACTTATGCTGCTAGCCGTACAGATTGCTTTGCAATCGTTGATACTCCAGATCAAATGTCTGTAGCTCAAGCTCAAACTCAGATTACAGCTACTGGAGCAATTGCTGCAGCAAGCACAACTGGAAATATTGCGGCTGCTTACTACCCATGGGTTAACATTCCAGACATCACAAAGATCCAGGGTACAACTCGTTCACAGGCTCCAGGCGCAGCAGTACTAGGACAATACCTAGCTACAGATGCTCTTCGTGGTCCTTCTAAGACACCGGCTGGTTTTAACAACAAGATCGCTCTTGCTGTTTCTACAAACCACTCATTTACAAATGCTGAACTTGATTCGCTTAATACCTCTGTTGATCCAATCAACCCTATCCGTCAAGTACCTGGTGCCGGAATTGTTGTAATGGGTGGACGTACTTTGGATAATACTCCAAACAATCGTTACATCAACATTCGTCGTTCTCTTATCTACATTGAGAAGTCTATCCAGGATCTAAGCGCATTTGCTATCTTTGAGAACAATGACTCAGTACTATGGTCAAAGCTCAATACAATCCTAACCACCTTCTTGTTTAACTACTGGCAAAATGGTGGACTTAGAGGTTCGAACTCTACACAGGCATTCTTCGTACAATGCGACGCAACAACCACATCCTTTGCAGATATGCAAGCAGGTCGTGTGAATGTTAAGGTTGGCGTTGCCCTTGAATACCCAGCTGAGTTCGTTATCGTAAATGTCAGCCAGCTCACAGGAAACGCTTCGGCGTAAGGAGATAAAATAAAATGGCACTAACACCATCCTTTAGTAACTTGGTTTCGGATCCAATCCGTAATTTTAAGTTCCTAGTAACCTTCTATCCAGTTCCTAGCGGTACCGGAGCGACTCCAACAAATCCTATCGGATCAATGGGCTTCGTATCTCTTTCCGGTCTAAGCATCTCAACAGAGTCTATTGCTTACCGTGAAGGCGGATATAACACCAACGTTCACCAGATTCCTGGTCAGACGTCATTCACACCAATCACCCTTTCTAAGGGATCTATGATTGGTCAGAATACAAATGCTGCTTGGATGAAAAGACTGTTCGAAGTCACCACTCCAACATCTACAACAGGTCTAGGTGCGGATTTCCGTGTTAACTTGGATATCCAAGTTCTAACACATCCAAACCCAGAAGGTATGACAGGTTCAGGTACAACAGGCGCACAAGCTTCAAACCCAACCGATCAGCATACCTCTCTTCGTTTCAAGGTTTATAACGCATGGATCACATCCCTTGCATACTCAAACCTTGATGCCGGTGCTAACACACTCATGGTAGAAGAGCTACAGCTTGTTCATGAAGGTTTCGACGTCGCATACGCAACAGACTACTCAGCAGCAGGAACAGCAAAGTACACAACATTCGCATAACATCTAACTAAAAGGTACACAATATGTCTAACGATACTGTTATAAAAGCTACAGCAAACCCAGCGGCCGCCAATAAACTAGCGGCTGCTGCAATGGCTCAACAGGAGGCAACAACTGCGGCTTTACAGCCGGATCCAATAAAGTTGCCTCCTGAGACAACTATTGAACTTCCAGCTGGATTAATAGATCCCTTCACAGGCGTGTCTATTAATACAGCGGAGGTTCGAGAGCTAACAGGTGTAGACGAGGAGACAATCTCTAAGATCTCAGATCTTGGTAAAGCACTTCTAACTATTCTTGAAAGAGCCACAGTTAAGATTGGCGATGAAGTCGCTAACAAGGACATCCTAGATGCTTTATTTGCGGGAGACCGTGAAATGATTCTCCTAGGAATTAGAAACGTAACCTTTGGACCTGACATTAAAATCGGTCCAGGTAACTGTCCTTCATGCGGAGTAGAACAAACCTTTGAAGTAGACCTAGTAAACGATGTTCCTATCAAGAAGCTTGAGGGATCTAGCGATTTTACTGTCAGCTGTAAGGTAGGAGAAGTGCAGGTATCCCTTCCTACAGGTGTTACCCAAAAAGCTCTTATCACGTCTACCAACAAAACCTCAGCAGAATTAGATACAATTCTTCTGAAGAACTGCATTAAGTCTATTAATGGAGCTCCTGTAATTAACCCGGAGACTGTACGAAACCTTGGTATCAAGGATCGTAAGGATATCCTGGAAGAGATCACAAACCGAAACCCTGGCCCACAACTTAGCGAAATCAAGAAACCATGTCAGTCTTGCGGCACGGAGGTACCGCTTCCGCTAACCTTAGCGGAACTATTTCGCTAGCGAGATTGACTACGAACTACTTATGGAAATGTATGACTTATTAAGTCAACAATATCCTGGGTGGTCATTAACAGAGATTCGTTCCCTCAGTCTGAGAGAGCGACTTAATTGGCTAAATACGGCTCTTAAAAGGACAAGGCGGTGATCTAAATGGCTGGATCTCAGAATTTAATCTCACCAGATGATGCTTCTGGTGGATTTGCTGGCATCTCATCTATGTCTTCTTTTGAAGACATGCCTAAAGACCTGCTCAAACTATTTACCCAAGTAGAATCTCTTGTTAATAAGATTGCTAAGACTTGGGAAGGCACAGCCTCAAGTATTAAAGACGTATCTAAAGATGCCGGAAGCTCAACCCCAGGCTCCGGCAAACTAGGGCTAGGATCTTTTAGCGTAGGTTCAGTAGCTACCGGTCTAGGACTAGGCGTAGTCGCTACAGGATCAATCCTCTCTTCTATGGCGCCGTCTACTATGTCGGCGGTTACACAAGCCCTTGCCGCATCTACTTATGCCGGCTTCTCAGGCATGACCAATATGCAAGCCACAAAGATGGCTAATATGCAAGTTGGCATGGGAGCTACAAGCGCTATGGGCCCAACCATGGCAGCAGCAAATCTATCTTCTATGGGCTTACTTGCAGGAAGCGCAAGCTCTAATAACGTTATGGGACAAATCGGCGGCCTTAGTGCTATGACCGGTATGAGTAACGAACAAGCGGCCGGTGCTATGGGCAGCATAAATGGAATGAACTTCCTATCTAAAGGAATCAGAGTCCGTGATGCCAGCGGCAACTTGCTACCACCAAATCAAATTATTAACAATGTTTGGAACAGTCTTGTAGGCGGAAGACAGCTTACACAGGCTCAAGTAGCGGCAACATTCTTAAGTCCTAATGGACCAGGTACCCAAACACTTATTGCTCTTGCAGGCGGCAACCAGGGCTTGCTACAAACTTTACAGTCTGGAATGATGGCCCGTGCTAAGGCTGGAAGCGGACTGACGTCTAATGAGATGAGTAATGGTCTTACCATGCTCAAGACTATGGGTGTTGATAGCTCAAGCCCTCTCTATTCTAATTTTAAAAACAACACCGCCCAAGCTAATCTGTTAGGCTCAACTGAGTCTGGACTTGTAGGTGGCTACAATACTGCCCTCAATGCAAATGCAGATGTTACTAATAATCTTGCAAACCTTGCTGCTTCTGCAGACGGAGTGACTAAGGCCCTCATGGGACTTAAGGGATTCTTGCAAACCTTTCCTGGTGCTGGGAGCGTCGGCGGAACAATTTCAGGCGTAGGGAGCACAGTAGCAACTTTGGGTGCTAATGCGCTTATGAATCGCTCACTTAAAAGAAGTATTACATCTGCGCTAAAAGGTGAAGAGTCACAAATTGGACCTCTTCTTTCTAATGGAAAGTTTACCTCTAAAGGGGAGCAAAGCTTACTATCAAAGATTGGGTCTAAAGTACCGGGCATACTAGGCGGTGCAGGTAATGTACTTAAGAGTGTATTTGGATTCCTTGAAGCTGATCCTGAAGTTTTGGCTGGAGGTCCGGCTGATCATGGCTCTATGGGACATGGTGGTATTGGTGGCCCTACAGAAGGACATGACAACATTCTTCCTGTTTCTAAGGGAACCCCAATCACATCTCCATATGGCCCTCGTGGCGGCGGAGCAAAGACTAAAGGCTTTCACCCGGGCGTTGACTATGGTGTCCAAACAGGATCACCTGTATATGCTCATGATTCTGGTACAGTAACTCTTATCGGTAACGGTGGCGGCTACGGTAACTACATTGAAATTGACCACGGCTCATACCGCACACGTTATGCCCACCTATCTTCCATCATGGTATCTAGAGGACAAAAGGTAAGCGGCGGACAGGTAATTGCTAAGTCCGGCGCTACTGGTAACGTTACAGGTCCCCACCTTCACTTTGAAGTATTGGTTAATGGAAAGAAAGTTAATCCAGCACCCTACCTTGTAGGTTCTGGGTCAAGCAATGCTAGAGCAGGTAACTCACGTGTTTATAGCACGGGAAGAAGCAATAGTCAGAGCACAATCACTGATCTAGGATCCTTATCCAGCACGGACGTTAACTCTGCCCTTAACAGTTTTAATACTTCCAGCTATTCAGACCTATCTAATATCTTTGGAGCTAGCGGTTCTAAGAACCTAAGCTCAAATTCTTCTATGTCCTTTATTAAAGGTCAATTACAAACTACAGCTGGAACAATTCTAGGAACAGGTAGCCAGCAAGCTTGGGCTAGAACACTTCTAGGAAAATTAGGTAAGCCGGCAACAGCAGATAACGTTAGGGCGCTTACAACATGGGCCGCATGGGAAGGTGGACAATGGCATAACTCTGCTCATTATAACCCACTTAATACTACCCAGCCTGAAGCTGGAGCAACCAACATGAATAATGAAGGCGTTAAATCCTATAAGTCTTGGGATCAAGGGTACGCCGCAACAGTTGAAACTCTTAATAACGGACGTTATAAGTCTATTCTTTCTGCTTTAACTAAAGGCAACAATGTAGGAAGCGTGCTCACCGCAGTAGATCATTCACCTTGGGGAACTCATATCCCTGGGTATGGTGGACCTACAGGTGATCTAGGAACTGCAGGAGTTAGCACTACACTTAGCATGCCTTCCTCAGGAAGAGGTGGCCCAACAGTTTCTGGTGGTGCAGGTGGAACTGTAAACGTTAACTTTAACGTTAAGTTCTACGCACAGCAGGCAAGCGTTGCGGATGCAAAGAGATTTATTAAAATGATTGAAGCTGAGGCTAAGAGCAGCTCATTGCTTAAGACGATTGGAAGTATTGGTTAATGGCTACAACATATGCGTACTATTACACCCTTCAGATCTTTGGTAATACTGAGAATGGTAGCAACGCCAGCGTTGAACAGATTGACGCAGTTGACTACAGCTCTGTTATGACTAACCCAGGATCTACTTGGATCCAGATCATGCCTGAGGCGACATCTTTAACCGTCCCTGCGGCTGGAAAAAGAATTACTTTACAGACAAATAATGAAGTCAAGGTTCAGGTTAGATTCTATCAAGTAATTACTACAGGTAGTGGGTATCAGATTCACTGGCTTGATTCCAGTGTCGTAAAGGATTTAAGATTCACACTTGCAGATGCCGCAGCACTAGGTAACTCTACAAACAACCATGTTAACTTAAATACACAGGGGTCTGGCAGTACATCTATATCAACAGCATATGATGATGGTACTGTTTTTTACTTTTATTTTAAACCTGCCACAGCAGGAAGTATCTCTGTACCGCTTCTTAGCTACAACAATGGAGGCATTGTTCCTGCTAACGGACCTAGTGGTAATCTTAATGGAGATACGAATAATAACTATATCTTTCCTACGCTTGCTGGATACAGCCCAATCCTTACGATATCTAAAAAGCCGCCTACCCCACCTGTCCCCTCTATTCTAGAGAATGCTTTAGTAGCAGATGCGACTGCAGGTGGTAAGGTCTATATGACTTTCTATCCATGTCCTACCCCTGGTTATCCTGGAGGCGCATGGTACGGCTTGGCTGTTACTCCGATTAAGGCATCTTCTTCTGGTAAGCCTATGTACACATACTCTACGTATACTTGTACACCTAATAATACAAAACTTACTAATGGAATTCCTCCTACGTCTGAAGCTCCAGCAGCTACCGGCAAAGTAGATACTACCCAAGTTAGTAAAATCTTGGCTCAATTCAAAGAGTATGCCTTAGGTATTTGCGGAGGAATAACAACTGTTGCGGGCAATGGTGGTGCAGGCGGTGCTGGAGGTGGGACATCATCAACACCTAACCCAAAAGTTCTTACCCCTCCTACTATTAATGATCAGTGGAATCCTCCTGCATATTCTGGTAGCCGATTAGCGTCCTATGCTGAAGTAGTCCAACTATATGAGTCTTCTACTCTTGGACAAACTGAGCAGACGGTTGTAGGACTAGAAAAACTTCTTCTTTCTGAAGACCCTACCACTATTACAGGAATTTTACAGGCGTCTTCTAGCAGCAATCAGGGGCGTATATTTCAAGACCCTCTTAGTGCAAGCACACTAAACAGCTATCAAAGTAGCCTATCATTAAAGGGAACATCTAAAGCATTACAATGGGGCTTTAGATTTATGTATAACCCTACAACATTCTCTTATAACAGTAGTTCTAATAACAGTGTTGACTGGACTAATGGAAGTAGCGATCCTTCAGCGCTGCTAGTAGGTAACTCACAGGTAACTTTTGATCTATATCTAAACCGTATCTTGGATCTTAACGCTTTAGAAAATGCTGAACTTAATAACGTTGATCCTACAACTACAGATATTGGGTACGGCCGACCTCTTTCTAAAAATGAGATGTACGGCATACTGCATCGTGGAACTGAATATGATATTGAATTCTTATATAGAGTTCTAAATGGAAGTCCTGTAACCGGATCTACTCTTTTGAGCGATTCTTATAAGAGTCTTGGTGGAGTTACTTCAGACTTTGGATACACTACCGCTGTTCCATGTTGGATGTGGCTAAATGACAACCTTCGTTACTTTGGTGCAGTTGCGTCTATACAGGTTAACCACGTAATGTTTGATCTACGTATGGTTCCTATCCTAAGTGTAGTAAGCGTCACATTTAGTCGTTACCCATCACTTAACTCAAGCAACACTATCTTTAACGAGGCATCAGTTGGACAAGCTGGAGCAAGCTCAGCTAGCGGAACAGTCGCAGGAACAGGAACCACACCATGATTGAAAGAGTATCTAGATACTATGACGGGACCTTGGCCCAGACTCCTAACAAATACACAGGTACATATGAGATCTCTGTTTTTAGGACCTTTCCTAATGTCACTAGTGTTAAGTACATTACCTATATATGGAAAGAAGGAGATACTCTTTCTTCCGTTGCACAGACATACGGTAGTGGCGTAAAATATTGGTGGGAAATTATGGACATCAATCCACAGATTGCTGACCCATTTGATATCACACCTGGAACTGTAGTTCTGGTGCCATATGGCAACTAACGCATTCGATACTAATACCCCAGCGCAGAAAACTTTTACCTGGGGTTCGTCAGCCTCGGTTTTAAATACATCCTTTGATGTGTCTTTTCCTAATGCTACCGACATGGAGCTATTGCTAATAGGTGCGGAACTACATCAAGATCCTGAGGAGCATGACCGTCTTGTGCTGCATTTTAAGGGCACACCTCTAAACAAGAAGCAATCTTTAGTAGGTGGAGACCCTGTAATCTTTAAGGTCACATCAGAAAAGCTAACCCATACATGGTATGGGTATATACACAGCATTCCACAAACCAATACATGGCAAGGTGGAAATACGGACATTGTTTGTGTAGGAGCCTCATATGTTCTTAAGGGCACAGATCAAAAGGTATATACAAATACTACCGCAGATCAGGTCATTAGCAAGATAGCGGCGGCCAATAGCCTAGAGGCTATTACGCAGCGTCATCCTAGAGTTAAAGACAGCATCGTACAGGCAGGGCAAAGCTACTGGCAGGTTCTTAAGCGGTTAGCTAAGACCACAGGCTTTGCTTTATTTGCCACAAATACAACTATATTCTTTATGTCTAAAGATAAGATCTTTCAAAATAAGAAAGCTACAGCTCCATACTTTAACTATGTAGACAATGAAGTTAAAGGCGTGGTAACAAGAGAGCTTCGCATGACTGGAACAATTCTTAATTTCAAACCTATCATCTCAGATCAAAGTCCTGAAGCTGGGGTTATGGTTGATCGTGTTATCTCTGGAACAGATCCTAAGAACGTTAAGCTTATTAAGACTACGCATCCTTATAAAGGCGTAGCCCCAAGTAACCCTGGAGTAGTAATCCCATCACCGGAGTTCTTCCTATGAGTAACTTTTCTAATAGCAGTCCAACTAATACGCCGATAGCGATATTTAAAAAGCACCACACATATGAGGTAAGTACCAGCTTAGCTGAGTCTCAAGCCATTGCAGAAGATTATTCCAATGCTCATAGGTACCAGTACAGAGCTGAAGTCACTATCGCTGGACACCCCACCCTTAGTCTTTATGACCCTATTTATTTAGATGGCCTACCAAACGGTATGTCCGGTTATTGGACAGTCTTATCTATCAAAAGCATTTTTGGTGGAACACCTGCATACTACATGATGGATCTTATAGTAGGAACAGACGTTATTGGTGATTCTAATCCTAAGGCTGCAACGAATGCAGATACCAGAAATGTTCAGAATGACCTTGCAGGTCAATCACTTGATGCTTCTGGCTCTACTCTAAGCCAGTATAAGCTATCACCTAACTCTTCACAGCTGTCTCCTACCTATGGAGTAACTGCTCCTACGGCTATTACGGCCAAGTCTTCCATTGCAGTCCCCACAGTTACAGGGGCCTCTCCGTATGCAGGTACGTCACCGAACATCGGCTCAGTAAAAAGAACTGTACAATGGGTGGCTAAGAGTAGCGGGAAGGTGCTAAAGTGAATCAACACGAGTCTGAATACGGACTAGACCCACAAGGACGCAACAGGTTCTTTGGTATCTATAGGGCTATTGTAGTAAGTAACTCTGATCCTCTTAATAAGTACAAGCTTAAGGTTCAGATCCCACAGCTTCATGGAACAGAAGTAACTAACTGGATTCCAGCAGTTCTTCCTGTAACTCACCTATCCTCTCAGATAGCCCCTAGCTTGACCACAGCAACTACAACTGCCTCCGGTGGAGATCCCCAGGGAGGAACCGTAACAGTTTCTATACCTGCGTTAACCGTTACCGCTAAATCAACCCCCGTACTTCCAGCCCTACCTACCGTAGGTCAACATATATGGGTCATGTTTATTGCCGGAGACCCTGAATACCCAGTATGGATTGGAATAGAGCCATGACCGCATCAATTAACTATCCGTATACGATTGATCCCGATACGGGTGCTGTTCAGGTAGTAAACAGCACTGCCAAAATTTATCTAGATAAGGTGGTTACTCTCCTATCTACTAACATAGGTCAACGTCCTATGACACCTACCTATGGGGTAGATTGGTCTTCAGCAATGTTTGAAAACCAAGGTGAATCCCAAGCGGCTATCCACCAAGCAATTAGCCAAGCTATTGCTAAGTGGATCCCAGGCGTTACTGTTGCAGCTATGTCTATCTCTGGTTCAGGTCTTTCGGGAACAGAAACGATCTCCCTTACGCTAAACTTACCTGACAGCACAACTACGACTCTAGCTGTCAATTCTAACATTCTTAACTACGACGGAACGATTGCGGGATAACTATGCAAATTGATTACACATCTAGAGACTTTGCAAGTCTTAAGTCTGATTTGATTGCCCTTATTGGCAACAGAACAGGTACTGCTTGGGATCCTAGTGACTATAACGATTTGGGCAATGTTCTTGTTGAGGCATTCTCCTATATGGGCGACATCATGTCCCACTATCTTGACCGTGTAGCGAATGAAACCACTATTGATACCGCTATTCAGCGTAACACTCTTTTGTCCTTTGCTAATCTGTATGACTTCACACCCTCTGGACCAACCCCAGCCACAGTGCAGGTTACCTTTACAAACGTGAGTACTAATACTATTAGCTTACCTGTAGGTACTCAGGTTATGGCTCCTCTTTCTTTTGGACTATACTCTCAAGTTTACTTTGAAACAACGACAGCTGCTACAGCGATTGTTCCTGGGCAAGCCATTACACTTCCTGCATCAGAAGGTAAGACGGTCAACACCGATCGTCCTGACCTTATTGACAGCACCTATAACGTCCCACTTCCATCTAACCTTGGAACTTCTACTGGAAATCCAAGTCAGGTATTTCCTATTGTAGACGTAGGAATTGTCAATGCGTCTATTCACGTGTATGTTGGACAAGGCGTTGCTTTTAGTACCTGGACGTATGTAGATAATATCTTTGAGTGGGGTCCTACAGACCAAGTATTTACTACTTCAACGAATGTAGATGGAACTCTATCTATTGTATTTGGAGATGGCGTACACGGCTCAATCCCAACTAGTGGACAACTAGTAAGCTGTCTTTATCAGACTAGCGTAGGTGCTGCAGGAAATGTCAACTCATTGGCTATTACTGAACTTACATTTGTTCCTGGAAACCTAGACCCACAAGTAACAACATATTTTACAGTAAGCAACGCACTACCTGCTAGCGGCGGTGGGGATGCAGATGATGCAACACAGCTTAAAGCTAAAACAAAGGCTGCGGTATCTTCTCTAGGACGTGCAGTTACTCAGAATGATTATGCTAACCTAGCGCTACAAGTACCACTAGTAGGTAAGGCAAGTGCTCAAGCTGCAGTGTACTCATCAGTTACTTTATACGTTCAGCCACAAAATGATAACTCACCTACTCCTGGATTTCCAGACTCCAGTCTTGTTGGAGTATCTGGTTCAGGAACAGTAGTAACATACGCAACTGCAACTGCCCATGGGTTGGCTATAGGAAACGTAGTTAATATTACCGGCGTATCCCCTATTGTGTATAACCTACAGGGAGTAACGATTGCTTCGGTGCCTACATCAACTACATTTACAGTAACAAGTACTGTTACAGGTACGTATAACTATGGCGGAGTGGTTATCTCTACAACTCCTACATTAGCCTGGTACTCACTTGCGAATAGTGTTCAAACTGCCATGGCTAATCAGATCTTGCTAGGAACAACTCTTACAGTGCTTCCTCCTACCTATGTACCTATCTACCTAACACTAAACGTAACGGTAGAACCTTCATATAAAAACTCTGATATTCAATTAGCAATCTATCAGGCTATGTTAGGTGCTGGAGGAATCTTCTACTATGATAATAACGTATTTGGAGATGTAATTCCACTATCAGTTATCACAACTGCTGTTCAAGGAATCCAAGGAGTGGTATCTGCAAGCGCAACTCAGTTCAACACTGATGGTTCGTCTACAGTATACGAGACAGTACATAGTGCGCCAATAACTTTGGCTGCTAACCAAATCCCATATCTAGCAGCTGCAAACCTTATCAGCAACTGCACAGGCGGAATCTAAGGAAAAATAAATGGCAAAGTTTGGTACACAGCGATATGGCTCCGGATTTAAGTACGGTGAGGTATCTACGGTCAGCGTCTACTATGACTCTGGCTTAACTGCCGTATCTCAAAACTATGGAATAGTGCAGCTAAACTGGCAGCCGATTACACCTAACCCTAATGATCCTACCCCTACAAACTGGATGCTAGTTAAAAGCTATTCAGGAAGTTTGGATAACCCTCTTAATGCTGTAAAGCTGGCAGGAGGATTATATTCAGCGTTTACAACAAGCTATACAGATGTTAACACCACGCCTATTGATGTTGAGATTAGCTATTCTCTTTGGATCTTTAATGGGTCAAAGTGGATCAACTGCGGAGATGACTACGCAGTAGTAGTCAGTGATAAAGATACACTTACCATGGTCTCTTCTTGGTTTCCCAAGGCTTGGGTAAACGAAGCAAATTCTATAGGAGACGCTACAGGAGAAGTTGATTCTACAAATACCTTGGTATCTATTTTAGATGCTTTCGTATTTGTCTATGATAAAATGCGAGTAGAGGCTGCTCTACTTATGGTTAATAATAATCCTGCGTATACTCCAAGTTCCCTTCTTAAATATAAAGGTCCAAGCTACGGCATGGCATATGAAGATGCTTTAGGAGATTCCTATAACCGGTCTTTATCAGCAGCTGGTTTTGTTATTAATAAGTATAAAGGAAGCCCTCAAGGACTTAGTATCTATACTTCCGCACTAACTCACTGGTCTAACGACTCTACACCAGGACACAACCTTCTTCTTGATTATAATGATTCTTCTTTTGAAGAGTCAACAGGACGTTGGGTTGCTTCGAGCGGTACATGGGTACAGGCACCGTATTCAGGTTCTGGTCTTACTGTTCCCCCAGCATTTTATGAAACTGCTTATCCACCTCGTGCTGTTGGTTTTGGAAAGCTAACGACTGCAGCTACGACCCCAGTAACATTAGGCGTTAGCGGCTCAGTTAGTCCGCTTCTTAATGGCGTACCTATTGTAGGAAATACAAGATATGTATTTAGCGGTTGGGTGCAACACCTAGACCATGCAGCTACAGTAAGTGCAACTATTAGCTGGTACAACATGTACGGTTCTTTGATAAGTACTACGTCTGCCGGTACATCAGTAACAACGACAGCTTCTTGGTCTGAATTTACGACAAAGTCTGACTCCGGAAGAAACGGTCAGTTGGCCCCGCTTAATGCATACTTTGCTACAGTAACGATAACCGTTACCCCGTCCTCTTCTTCTTCAAGTCGCTTTGCCTTTGACTTCTTTATGTTCTCTGAATACCACACAAGCTTTGAATATGAAGACGCCAGAAAGACAAGCATTAGAGTGGCAGGCGATAGAGAGAACTATGTTTCTAATCCTGACTTTGAACTAGGTACGTATGACTGGTCTGCTTTAAACGGAACTCTTCTTGCAGATAGCAGCAATACTCCTGCAATTGTTCACGGTACTAGAGCTTGCCGATTAACATCTACAGCTACAGGTACAGCTGCATATATAAGTGATTGGATCGCTGTAGACCCGGACGTTACTATGACATTTAGTGCATGGGTTTCAGGATCTGCTGCACGCACCGCCATACTAAGAGTTGAGTTTACAAACCAATCAACAGCAGAACTTCAAACAACACTGCTTCAAGATTCTAATGGAATTTACTACCCAACAACAGAATACTATGTAGAATCTACAGCAGTAACTTTGAGTGGAACACCTCAACAACTTTTTGCAACTACGCTTACCTCTCCATACTCAGTGGATGTAGGAAACCCTGTAGCAAAGATCTCTATTTACTTTTCTGACAACCAGGCTAATGATAAGTATTGGATAGATGGCGTGTTAGCCGAAGAAGTGTATTCTCCATCTCAATACTTTGGTGGAAGCGGTGGAATATTTCCTACAGACCCAACAACACAGCCATACTATGCACCTGCAGATTGTTATTGGGAAACTAAGAGTGTCTACAACTATTTTAACAACCCTTCTTTTGAGCTAAGCACAACAGATTGGACAGCAACTAGTGGTACGTTAACAGCTGTAACATCTGATGGTGCATACAGCCCATTGTTTGGAACACACTTTGGAAAGTTATCGTATACCACTACAGGCACAGTCACAACAACTGCATACCTGCCTTGGGCAGCAACAGGTGGCGAAGACTTCTATGTTTCTGCATATGTTAATGGCGCTGTAGGGACATATACACTTAACGGTACAACCTATACAGTACCTTCTACCGAAGCTGTTAACTGGACAGAGATCTCATCAGTTATTCAATTAACTCCAGGACAAACAACGGTACCTGTAAGTCTTTCTATAACTAATACTTCAGGGTCTACCTCGACCTCGTTTCATATTGATGGTTGCCAAGCTAGCTATGGACGTATTATTAATGGTTATGCAGATACTACGCTATCAACTACAAGAGCACTTATAAACCCATTAAATACAGCAAAATCATTATATGCAGCAAAGGTTCAAAGCCCATATGGTGGAAAGAGTTCATACTTTAATAACAGTGTTGTAAAGCTTTCACGTCTTACCAATACAGTAGGAAACTATTTTCCTCTAGGAAGTAGCTGGAGAATTAACGTTGGGGATCCAACCGATACTTTTCAAGACTTGCCTAACTCACTATTCCCAGCATCTTCTTTTGAACAAGATCTTGGAACATGGCAGAGCGTTAACTCAACACTCGCAAGAGTAGTTGCTGGAGGAACATTACTTAATGACCCAGTTACTCACGGTCAAGCATATGGAGCAGTAACAACTGCGGGATCCTCTGGAAGCCCTAGGTTTGGAATTCAAACAAGCAAGATCTACCTACAACCTAGTGGTGGATTCTATTGCTCTGTAGCTATTCGTCCGTTTAATACTGCATCTCTTGGTTCGTATACTCTCGGCGTTGCTTGGTATAACGCAAATAACGTAGCTATCCCAGTGTACACAGATAACATTACCGGGTTACTAACTGCGTCATCGGTAGATGATACTGGTGCAGCTAATACACTTGCTCCTACTGGACGCGATGCAACGACCAACATCAATGTGTTGAATCGTTGGGCGTACCTCGCTAACACGTTCCCAGTAAGCACTATCACTGGAGCAGCATATGCAATCATCATCGTAAGCTGCACTCCTACAAGCGGTTATTCTGCGGGTCAAGGCTTCGATATTGACAAGGCAGTTTTTAGACAGTAAACTAACAGTATGACAACAGTTATATTGGCAGGGCTTGCAGCAGCATGTTTGCTAACTGCAATAGAAGGATTGATCATCAATTTAGGTAAATGGAGAGGTTTAGCCTCACTTATACTTTCTTTGCTATTTTGTCTAAACCTAGACACGAGAGTTAAATATCTCACCGTTTACACATTAGCTGCGACTTTTGTCGGGCTCACTTTGTCATACCTTGTCGAACAGCTTTTCACGGGAGTAAACCCAAGATCTGTTCGTGGTTTGCCAAACCGTATACCTAGACGCTAAACTAACAGTAGGAGGGTAAATGTTAGCAGCTCTATCAAATCCAAAATTATCACTAAAGGCTCGTGCTCTTTTCATGCTATATGCTGAAAAGGGTAAAGTGCTGTCCGCAGATGACTTGAAGAATAGCAACGAGTTCCTGGAAGGCCGGGACGCTCTTCAATCTGCCATTAATGAATTGAAGGAAGCAAGGTACATCCGAACTGTCCGTATGCAGAATAACGGCCAGTGGATTTCGCAACTCAAATTCACCGAAGAGGCCATGAAATTGCTCGGCACCGACATGCCATTTTCAGGTCACGGCAAAGGCGGGCACCTATCTTCTAATAGTCTAGAAGCTATTAATACTAATACTAATATAGATACAACTACTAACGTAGTTGTATCTATAGGGGGCATCGCCCCCTCAAAGGAGAAAAGCATGGGATGGGATCTAGACGGTGAAGAGACTCAGCCACAATCACGTAGCCAGATCAGACGGCTAGCAGCAATGCGTGGTGAGGATGTTGTGGGGGCTGTCGGAAAGGTCGAAGACCATCAGGCCCGGCTCAACGCCAAGTACAAGAAGCCTGTTAAGGCTCAACACGCTGCCCGAGATCGTATCAACACGCCGGAAGAGCTTTGGTCTACCAACGATCTGGTCGCAGAGTTCTACGAGCTAGCCAACAAGGCTGCCCCGAATATGTCCTCGCAGGTTAACAGCAAGTACGTAGCGACTTGGATTAACAAGCATGTGGGCGAGGGTACAGACCGCTATACGATCCTCAAGGCGATGCGGATGTTCTTTAACGACCCACGCAACATGCATGAGGTAGGGACGGGCAAGCCTTTATGGCAACGCTTCTTCGCCTACTACCAAGTCGTACAGGGCAAAGTAAAGAACGATGCGCCTGTCGTATACGAGGATGAAGACTTCAAGGCCCAGCAAGAGAAGATGTTAAGACTACTAGGGGGAGAGTAAATGTTTGATTTAGACAAAATTGCACCAAGTGTCAAACACCAGATTATGAACTCTGGTATCCCAATGAAAACTCTCGGCAAAGAGTTCTCAGACCTAGAGGAGACCGATGAATCTAAGCTCATACAGCGCTGGATCAAGAACGTTGTAGATGGACAGATTCTAAAAAGCCCTACAAGCCCCCTCTGCGGGGTCGGAATGGTGCTAGTGGGAGAGCCAGGTCATGGCAAGACTACTCTAGCCTCTACGGCCTTACAAAGCCTAATTAGGGGTATGTCTCCGGAAGCGCTAGGTAGCCCAGGACGCTATCCTAAGAATGTGGGGGTCTTTATGGACTATCCAAAGCTTCTAAGGATTCAGAAGTCACAGTTCAGCAACTTTGATGAGGACGTTCAGCGTCAACTTGACGGCCTATATGGTGACTCGGATATACTAACCAATGTACCATTCTTTGTACTAGACGATCTAGGCAAGGAATATAGAACTGCTAGTGAGTGGGCTGAAAATCAGTTCGACGCATTGATCCGCTCAAGATTCAACGCTGGTCTGCCAACGATTATCACTACTAACGTTCCGTTAGCTCAGTGGGGTCAGGTTTATGGAACACCAATGGGAAGTTTTATAAATGAAGCATTCGTGCCGATAGCTGTTACAGCACCTAAGGGGGATCGTAGAAAGAATGGATAAAACAATGAGCGATTGGCAAGCCACACAGATCTTCTTGTCTGATACCGGAGTTCACGAGGTACAGATCAACCTAGACTCCGCAAGGTTGCGCTGCGACTGTCCTGGATATTCTTCTAGAAGTCAATGCAAGCACACACGCTTCGTAAAGAGCAAGATGCTAGAGAATGACGGCGTGTATCCCGTAGAAGTTTCTAACAAAGCTTCCGCAGAGGAAAGCGAAGAGGCTCGTTTAGATCCTAGTTCGTTTCGTAAGTTCTTATTTAAGTATGGCCGAGTAGAAGTAGTGTAAACATGCGTGGGGGCGATATCTCAAATGAAATACCTCAACGTGTCCTAGTAACTTTAGATTGTCTTGTTGATAGAAATAAAGTTACTAAACGAATTCTCGGAATCGCAGTTCCTGATGAAGAGTATTCCTACAGTCGTATTGCTTTAGCAACCTTCTGGAGATTTAGAGATAACTATGAGTTCACTCTAGAGTTAGTCGGCTTTGACTATACGCAAAAAGAGATGGATGAAGTATTAGAGGATCTAGACAACTTAGGAACTAACCCTTTCAACTATGCAACGGCTTATAACGTTGTAGCTGATCTTGTGGCTGAGTTACCTTACAGACCAGAAGTACGGCACGTAATTGATATACCCGAGCGTGGTCTACGCTATGGGCACTGGTATATGGATGTGGGGCAAGTTAATGGCAGCAGATAACGAAGAGAGGCTGATATCTAGAGTAGTCCGTACTCGTGATATTGGACCAGCCATGGAGGCTGGGATCTCAGATGATTGGTTCTTCGTAGCAGAGAACCGAGCAGTGTGGAAGTTCATCCGACAACACTGGACTAAATATGAGGAAGTTCCTACAGCCGTAACGGTCAAAGATAACTTTCCTACTTACCGCTTGTTAGCAGTTGAAGACTCTCTTGAGTACCTTATAGATCAACTGCTTGAGTATCGTAGACGTCAGAAAGCTATCGAGGTAGTTCAGACTGCTGCCGAGCTAGTTGCTTCCGGCAACCATGATCAGGCCATCATTGAGATGAGCCAAGGTGTTGCTACGATTCTTGATGAAGGTGTTAGCCAGAGTTCAGACATTGACCTGACTGCAAATACTGAACAGCGCTATAAAGAGTATCTTGATATTAAGACCCGTGATGGTGGCCTATTAGGTTACGGCACTGGGTTTAGAACTATTGATCAAGCTACTGCAGGTCTACAGCCCGGTCAGCTAATTACGATCATTGCTCCACCTAAAACAGGTAAGTCTGTTCTAGCTATGCAGATCGCAGTTAACGTACATGAAGCTGGTCACGTACCGATGTTTCAATCTTTTGAGATGACGAACCTTGAACAGCAGCATCGTCATGATGCTATGCGTGCAAACATTGCACACTCCCGCCTTACTCGTGGAAAACTTAATCCAGATGAGGATCGCAGATACCAAGCAGCTCTTAAGAAAATGGAGACCATGCAAAAGTTTTATCTTACTGATTCAGTAGCTGCACGCACAGTCTCTGGCCTACAGGCAAAGATTGAAAAGATTCGCCCAGATATCGTATTCGTAGATGGCGTATACCTTATGGAAGATGAGAAGTCCGGAGAGACAGAAACTCCTAGAGCTCTTACTCAAATCACTCGTGACTTAAAGCGTGTGGCTCAAAAGTATGAGATCCCTGTAGTTATCTCTACTCAGGTTCTTTTGTGGAAGATGAAGAAGGGCCAAGTAAGCGCAGACTCTATCGGTTACTCATCCTCATTCTTCCAAGACTCAGATGTTATCTTGGGTCTACAGAAACAAGACGAGGAAGATGACTCTTCTCGTGAACTACGTATTGTAGCTAGCCGTAACTCTGGTCCTGCGACCACTGACTTAATGTGGGATTGGGAGTGTGGACGCTTTGAAGAATATGGCGCTTTTGGCACAGAAATTCAATCCTTTTAATGGAACACAGCTCTGTATAGATGAGGATCCTAATCTCTTCTTCCCAGAGTATTACAATGACTTAGAGGCTGTTGAAAAAGCTAAAACCATTTGTGGTAACTGCTGGATCAAGGATGAGTGCCTAGAGTATGCAATGCAGACCTCGAACCTAGATGGTATCTGGGGCGGTACAACTCCTAGAGACAGAAAGAGGTTACGACAATCAAAGACATCAACGATGTAAAGCCTGATTACACTCAGGCTATGGATGTGCGTGGAGAACCTACGATGGTTTGTCCGTGTGGTTGTTATGTTTGGAATCTAAAAGTAAGTTGGGATGAAGAAGGCGCAGTAGCCGCTTACTTCGAAGATATGGAGTGCATTGAGTGTGGCACTCTTGCAACAGCACCTATGCCTGGAGTTAATATGATGTTGGAGGACTAATGTATCGTGAGGGCGATGTAGAAACGGCTTTGCTTCGTATGGGCATTGAAGTATCCCAGCGAGCTGATGAGCTTCTTGGGCTATGCCCAATGCACTTAGAGCGTACCGGTCGTCAGGATTCGAACCCTTCGTGGTCAATCAATGCTGATACCGGAGTTCACCACTGCTTTTCTTGTGGGTACAAGGGAAACCTTTTCACACTTGTTGCAGAAGTCAATGAGTTCTATACAGAGTGGGATCGCCTTGATCTTGATGCTGCCAAAGACTGGTTGCGTCAAAATATCGAGGTTAACTTTGAACTTCTAGTAAAACAGCTAGAGGAAGCTAAGAATTCGTATGTTCCTATCCCACGAGTCGTAGAGATGTCTGAAGCTCGCTTGGCTATCTTCTCATCGCCTCCACAATGGGCTTTAGACGCCCGAGGATTGACTGTAGAGGCCGTTGAGGCCTACGGAGTCCTCTGGGATACAAGTTCTGATTCATGGATCCTACCTATCCGCCACCCGTATTCAAACAAGCTAATGGGCTGGCAGGAAAAGGGACAACGTAATCGCAACTTTCGTAACAGGCCTACAGGAGTCAAGAAGTCTCAAACTCTCTTTGGCTTTGATGTCTATAAGTCTGGACCTATGATCATAGTTGAGTCGCCACTCGATTGCGTAAAGCTATTATCATTGGGAATTACCGGAGGCGTAGCTACTTACGGAGCATCCTTCAGCGTAGACCAGCTATCGCTTATGCGTTCAGCAGATAGCTTGATCGTTGCGTTTGATAATCCTAAAATTGATCCTGCAGGCCTCAAGGCCTCACAAGATATGTTGCACAGATTAAAAGATAACGGCCTAGAGTGTAAGTTCTTTAACTATACAACCGAAGATAAAGACATTGGCGATATGGATAGAGAATCGGCTATACTGGGAGTAGATACTGCTAAGCATTCCGTATTTGGAGAGAGGGCATTTGTATGATCATTGGACTATCTGGGTACGCCCAGTCAGGTAAAGACACTGTAGCTAATTATTTAGTAGAAAATCACGGGTTTACTCGTGTAGCTTTTGCTGACCCTATTCGTGAACTTCTATACAAAATGAATCCCATAGTTGGGTTTGAGTTTGACGGTGGGGGATGGGATTTAAAAACTGTTGTAGACCGAGATGGTTGGGATGTTGCTAAACAAGAACCTGAAGTCCGTCGTTTACTTCAGGCATTGGGAGTAGGTGCTAGAACTGTTATTGATTCAGACATTTGGATTAATAAGGCTATTAGCACAGTGGGTGACGGACACTATGTAATAACGGATGTTCGCTTTCAAAATGAGGCTGAAGCACTTAAGTCCCCTTTTAGAAAAGGCAACGCACAGATATGGCGTGTAGAGCGTAATGGGGTAAAGGCAGTCAATGATCATGTATCAGAGCATGATATGGACAACTGGGAGTTCGATGCCTATGTCCACAACAACAGCTCACTAGAAGATCTAGAGTTTGCAGTTAAGACAACCTTGATGACTCACCTCTAATGTTTACTGGGACACTCTTACCTTATCAAGTCGAAGCCGTTGAGGCTATGGTCGCACGCAAAAAAATGCTTGTTGCATATGATCTTGGTTTAGGTAAGACTGTTCTAACAATCGCTGCACTTGAAGAACTTGCACCTGCGGAACCTGGTATCATCATCTGTCTATCCTCATTGAAGTATCAATGGGCAGAACAGATTAGGAAGTTCACTGATAATGGAAATCCGCTGGTTATTGACGGAACGTCGAAACAACGGCAGCTTCAGTACGCCGAAGCCCTTTCAGGAAGATACACGCATATCATTCTCAACTATGAGCAAATTGTTAACGACTGGGACGACGGAGTTGAAGGGCTTCCAAAGGGATTCGTCGTATGCGATGAAGCCACAGCAATTAAGTCATTTAGATCAAAACGATCCAAACACGTCAAGCAATTAGAGAGCCCTATTAGATTTGCTCTCACCGGTACTCCAGTAGAAAACGGTAAGCCTGAAGAGTTGTACAGCATCATGCAGTTTGTAGACTCTAAGGTACTAGGACGCTTTGATCTGTTTGATAAGACCTTTATTGTACGTAACCACTTCGGTGGTGTACAAAGCTACCGCAACCTTTCTACGCTTAGTTCTAAACTTGCTACGGCGTCTGTACGCAAGCGTCAACAGGATCCTGATGTTGCTCCTTATCTTCCAGATACTATCTTTGCAGAGCCTATTCTGGTTGAGTTTGATAGCCATAGTGCCAAGCTATATAAGCACATCGCTAGAGAGATCCTGGCTGACTTGGATGAGGCCGTAGACTCTTTTGGTACATCTTTCGACCTATTTACTCACTATTCAGGAGAGAAATCTAACCCTGTAATGGATGCTCTCAAGGGCAAGGTTATGTCTAAGCTAACTGCCCTGAGAATGCTCTGTGATCATGGGGACTTGCTATTAGAATCAAAAACGAGTTCTAAATATGTAGCTGAGCTAGATGAGAAAGAAATGCTGCATAAGTTAACTAAGAATCCAAAGCTTGGTGCTCTTAAAGAGTACGTACAAAACTTCTTAGATCAAGATCCGGCTAATAAAGTTGTTATTTTTACTAGCTATGTACATATGGTTTATTTAATTAGAGAAGCGCTGATAACTTATATGTCAGCCGGATACACAGGAGCAATGGATGCAAAAGCTAAAGAGGCTGCTAAGAAGTATTTTCAAACTGATCCTGATTGTCGTATTCTCGTTAGTAGCGATGCTGGCGGATATGGGGTTGACCTTCCTCAAGCTAATCTTCTTATTAATTACGACCTGCCTTGGAATGCTGGTTTGGCTCTCCAACGCAATGGGCGAATTCGTAGAGCTTCTTCGACTTGGCCTAGTATCGTCATTCAGGATTTTCTTATCGAAGGTTCTATAGAAGAACGTCAGCACGCTATGTTGATTCAGAAGATGTCAGTAGCTAATGCCATCATTGATGGTGAGGGTATAAATGCTGATGGCGGTGTTAATTTAACTGTTGGCACACTTAGGGCTTTTTTAGAGAACGTTTCGGTCTAAACTTTATCTACTATGCCAAACGCACCGAAGACCCCAACCCGCACCATCCGGGTATCAGATGAGCTCTGGTCTGCTGTCAAGATCAAAGCAGCCGATGACAGCCGTACCGTCACAGACGTGATCGTAGAGGCCCTAAAAGCATATATTGACACAGATTTGCAATCTCTAGAATAATCCTCTATACTAACGGTAGAGGGGGAACTGATGCCGAAAGTAATTCACAAAGAGGATCCAAAACAGCCCGATCTAGTCGGGAAAGTTCGTGAGTTCTTGCTACTTAAAGGTCGCATTGATGACCTTGTCAGTGCTAAGACTGAAATACAAAAAGACCTAGTAGAGCTGGTAGACACCGAGGGTGAGCCAGATGAAAAAGGCCATCTATGGTACAAGTTACCTGAGACTGTAGAAGGCGTATCTTCATTACAACGCCAACGTAAAGTTTCTCAAGGCCTTGATGAATTAACCGCCGATAAGATCCTTAGAGAAAAGGGTCTATATGATCGTTGCTTTAAGCAAGTTCCTGTCCTAGACGAAGCAGAAGTAATGGCTTGTCTCTATGATGGACTCCTCACTGAAGAAGAGATTGATGAGATGTTTCCTAAGAAAGTCTCATATGCGTTTCTAACACCTAAGGGATAACTATGCCAGAAGATAACTTAGATAAGTTCATTGCGGACTTAGACGAGTACTATCCTGGTTCTAGGAATAAACGCCGCCCCTTAGATCCAGATGTAAAACCAAAGAAGCCGGCGAATTTAGGATCCTGGGATGCAGATCCACAGGTAAAAAAACTACCGAATGGAAAAACGGTAGAGCTTTATAGTGTTGGTGCATTGTGCCAAGCACTAGGAAGACCGGTAGTCACTGTAAGGCTTTGGGAACGAAAAGGTTATATACCACGTGCACCCTATCGCCTAAAGTCAATGATTGTTGATGGAGTAAAGAAGCCAGGATGGCGTATGTACTCTAAGGCAATGATCGAAGAGACTGTCAAACAATTCCACGCTAGAGGCCTTATCGGGGCACCTAGAGTTGATTGGAATCGTCATCCAGAACTGTCAATTGAATTGACAGAGGCTTGGAAGAAGATTCACGATCAAGAGACTGAGTAACCACCTATCGCAAAGATCCATCAGGATCTCAGATATCAACCTACAACCGAAAGAGGATCGCCATGAGCGCATCACTAAAAGTAAAGAACGACGTACCTAACGTAGATGAGTACGCAACACCTACAGAAGAAGAGATGGTCGAACTCTTCTCAGAAGAAGATGAGAACGAAGTCCCAGAGCGTTCTTCTGCAATTCAAAAGGGCTGGGCAGCAGCTAAGTCAACAATCGAGAAATCATCTAAGGCATTTGCTACAGACTTCCGTTTTGATGAGGATGTTCAGCTTATCAAGTTCATTTCAGATGAACCACTAATTTATAAGCAACACTGGGTTAACCGTCCAGGTAAGAAGTCATTCATTGCCTTGGAAGAAAATGATCCACTAACTGCTGTTGGCAGCAAGCCAGACCAAAAGTTTGCTTGGACTGTTCTTAACCTATCGGATGAAGATCCACAGGTTCAATTGATGTCAGTAGGTATTCGCCTATGTGGTCAGCTAGAAAAGCTTGCTACAAATCCTAAGACAGGCCCACTTAACCGCCAAGACATTTACTTTGCGGTTAGCAAGTCGGGTACTGGTACAAAGACAACATATTCGGTCGTTCCTGTAAAGGAGCGTGACCTCGCTGAAGACTGGAATCTTGATCCAGTTGCTTGCGCCGATCTAATCAAGACAATGAAGCCACTAGGACAAGAAGCTCTCTACATGTCCACACGTGCTGAACTTGCCGAGATTGCAAAAGAGATTGCTGCCGGTAACTAATCCAGTCTAACTAGTTGGGGGCCCGGTCTTTACCTCCTTTCTCTCCGGGCTCCTAACTCTACTTTAGGAGAGCAATGAATATAGTCACCACTCAGGAACAACTCGACGAGGTTCTTGCTGCCTACATGGCGCAAGATGCTTTTGTATTTGACGTAGAAACTGTGGGAGATCACAGAGGAGATCCACGTCTAAATATCGTCACATGGATCGCACTTGCTACGGAGGGCCGTGTAGATGTGATTCCTATGGGTCATCCTAATGGTGACTATATTCGTACCGACTTCCCTTTACTACCTTCAGCTAAAGAGCGTATGCTCAAAGGCTTGCCTATCCGTCCATCTGACTACAGCAAGGACGAGCGTAAGGCAACCAAAGTATTCACAGAGGCTCCAGACCAGTTAACTGCTGGAGAAGTATTTAAGACCCTTAAGCCTCTCTTCACAGGAGACATGCTAAAGATTGGTCACAACCTAAAGTTTGATTTACAGAGCGTAACTAAGTACTTGAAGAATCTTCCTGCTAAGAAGTACTTCTGTACGCTAAACGCTGCTTTTGTTCTTAATACACGTAATAGCCTTCACCTAGGCTTAGCTGACTGCTTAAAGCGTGAGCTTGGTTACGACATGGTTAAGGGTGTAGGTAAAGAAGTAGAGAAGTACTCCTTCGATGAAGTAGCTACCTACGCCGGTTTAGATGCTGAGTGGACTTGGAAACTTTACAAGAAGTTCTCTACAGATCTACAGACAGACAAGCTTTCTGGCATTTTCAATCTTGAGATGGATGTTCTAGAAGTAATTTGTAATATGGAGCTGCATGGTGCTGACATTGATGTTGACGCCCTGGCTCTACTCAAGGCTGATCTAGAAGTTCAGCTTGAAACAACTAAGGCTAAGATCTATACATTTGCAGGTAAAGCTTTCAACATTAATAGTGTTCCTGAAAAGCAGAAGCTCTTGTTCTCTAAGAAGGACGAGGGGGGTCGTGGCCTACGTGCTAAGACCTTAACACCTGCGGGGCAGAAGCGTGTGGATTCCGGCACTGCCCCAACGATTTCCGACTACTCGGTATCTGAGCCAGCAATCAAAGTCTTTGCTGGTAAGGATGCCTTAGTAGACGCCCTGCTTGAATACTCAGACCTTAACAAGCTCTTAACCACCTACGTTATTCCATATCTTGGTGGAGACATTACTCGCACAACTGCGGGTAAGTCTAAGACCTTTGCTAAGAAGTCTATTATGATTAAGAACCGTATCCATACAGACTTCATTCAGTATGGTGCTGAGACTGGTCGTTTCTCCAGTCGTAATCCTAACTTACAGAATGTGCCAAACCCACGTACTAAAAATGGTAAGGCTATTCGTAATCTCTTTATCGCTCCAGAGGGCTATAAGCTTGTTGTAGCCGATTACTCACAGATTGAACCTCGTGTTCTAGCTTCCTTTAGCAAAGACCGGATCTTGTGTAACAACTATATGGAGGGTGTAGATATCTATACCACCATCGGTAATACTGTTGGCGTAGACCGCTCAGCTGCTAAGACTCTAGTACTCGCTATGATGTACGGCGTTGGACCAGATAAGATCGCTGGATCTATCGGTGTGTCAGTAACGCAGGCACGTGATCTATTGGACAGCTTCATGTCTAAGTTCCCTTCGGTAACTCGGTACAAGAAGCAGGTCATCCGTGAGAGTCGTATGCGTGGACCAGTTCCCTACGCTATGACAGCTATGGGTCGCCGTCGTTATCTGCCAGATCTTCGTTCGAGTGTTCCATGGGAACGCTCTAGAGCTGAACGTCAGGCGTTTAACACGGTGATCCAAGGCTCTTCAGCAGACTTCATTAAGTTAGCTATGATCAGAGCTCATAAGATGATTCCTAGTGAGTCAAACCTAATCTTGACTATTCATGACGAGCTTGTTACGGTTACTCCGGATCATCTCGCAGAAGAAACAGAGGCTGCGATCCGTGCAGCTATGGAAGGTATTACAGCGCTCAACATCCCGTTGTTAGCTGATGTTAAAGTAGTTAACCGTTGGGGAGAGGCTAAGTAGTGTTCAAGCGTAAGAAGAAGGCCAATAAGGTCTCATTCACCGATGCTAGAGAAAAGCACCTTCCTCTTCCGGTATTGATTCGTCAAGTTATTTATGATTCAATGCTGATGCCAGCAGAAGATATCGCTTATGAGATGGGTTTACCTCCTATCTCAGATGAGGTTGCTGAGATGGAAGAGCGGGCTAGTGAAGATCGCTTACAGCGTTTCTCTCACTTGATTCCCTTTATAGACTCTCATGCAGAGATCTCCGCAAAGATTGCGGTAGCAGCTTATATGTTAGAAGATAAGGAATCAGAAGAAGAGGGGTTCGGTAAAGAAGATCTAGATAACCTAACCAAGCTCTTTAGATTGGTAGCTCTATCTTCAACCCTATCGTGTGTATCAACGTTGTTTAGCTTAGATCTATTAGAAGAGAAAGGACATCGCAATGGCCAGTGATTGGTGGGCAAATAAGCTAGCTAATGGAAATCCTCCTGCATCTAGCTCTCCAAGTACTCCATCTGTAACGCCGTACCAAGGAACTCCGTATCGTCCGCAACAAGGTAACTCTCCGGTTACTTACGATCCAAACAGGGATCAGTTACTGACTTCAGCACAGAGTGAGAAGACAAAGACTTCCTGCCCTAACTGCTACAGCGGTAACTATATGAAGGTTGGTGTTCAGTCAACACAGTCTGGCTCTTTCGACGTTATGCGTTGTTATGACTGTGGCTATCCAAAGGTTCAGCAAGGTAGTGGTGCTGGCCTTCCTAGTAGCAGTAGCGGTTCAGCAACTCCTGCCAAACAGCCTTCACAAGGAAACGGTTTTAATCCAAACGTCATCGTAGATAGGATCGGATAATGGCTATTAATGCCGAAGCACAGAAGCTCGTAGCAATGATTAACAAGAAGCTTGGACCTGGAACAGTTATTACTGCCAGCCAAGCTATTATGCCTGAGCGTATTACCTCCGGGTCTCTAACACTAGACGTTGTTCTTGGTGGCGGTTGGCCTATGAATCGTTGGGTTGAGCTTGTAGGTGAAGCATCACATGGTAAGACAGCTATCGCTCTTCGCACCATTGCAGCTAACCAGGCTAAGAACCCAGACTTCACTGCCGTATGGGTTGCAGCTGAAGACTTTGATCCTGACTACGCTGAGATGTGTGGCGTAGATAACGAACGTCTAATTCTAATTGAAACTAATAGTATGGAGGATGCCTTTGACTCGGTTATCCAGTTCATGGCGAGTAAAGCTGTTGATATGGTCGTTGTTGATTCTCTTCCCGCTCTTGTACCTGATGCTGAAGATGAAAAAGAAATGGGAGAGTTTACTGTAGGTCGTGGAGCACTTCAGACCAACAAGTTCTTCCGTAAGGTTAGCTCAGCTACTAAGCGTGACTTGATTGAATCAGAGCGCCCTGTTCTAGGACTTATGATTAATCAGTATCGTATGAAGATCGGCGTAATGCATGGCGATCCTCGTACAACTCCTGGAGGACAGGGTAAGGATTACGCTTACAGCGTTCGCTGTGAGGTAAAGCGTGATGACTGGCTAGAGGTCGGTACTGGTCAGGAAAAGCGCCGGGTAGGTCAGACTATCCGTGTACGTACCATTAAGAATAAGACATATCCTCCACAACAAGCTGCCTATCTAGATTTCTACTTCTCAGACGGCGGTGCTATTGATGCTGGTAGCTATGACACCGGTAAAGAGATCGTAGCCCTAGGTATTCTAAACGGTATCATCGAACGCCGTGGTGGCTGGATGTACTACAAGGACCGCAAGTGGCAGGGTGCTCAGAACCTTATCGAATCTCTAAGAGAAGAGATTGATCTCAGCGAAGAGATCAGCAAGGCTGTAATGGATACTCTCCGTATCAATCCGGTCCTAATGATTGAGGCCGAAGATGGCGAAGAGTGAGGGACAGAAACAATCCCTAAAGCACGAGAAGCGACTGGCTGCCCTAACGGGTGGCCAGCGCAGTGCTGCTTCGGGGGCATTCTGGAGCCGTAAGGGCGATGTACGCAATGACCACTATCTCTTTGAGCATAAGTGGACTAGTAAGAAGTCCTTCAGTATCCAATCAGAGATCCTAGAGAAGATCACAACAGAGGCTATCCTAGACAGCCGGGAGCCAGTATTGGCTTTTCACCTAGATGGTCAAGACTATGTGATCATTCAAGAACACCATTTTCATGAATTGACAGATGCCATGTACAATGTTCCTGTGGGGGGCCACAACGAATTAGGTGAATAAATGGTCTTGCGTTACCCTGACGACCCGTCATGGACTTGGCGATATGATGCTAAGTGTCAGAATGAGGATACGGAAATTTTCTTTCCTCCTAGAGATAAAGCATTGTACAAGCCTATCGCAGACAAAGCAAAAGCAATTTGTTTAGGTACAGACGGTAGACCTCCTTGCCCGGTTAGACAAGAGTGTCTCAAGGAGGCTATACTAAACGTAGAGCAGCATGGAATCTTTGGCGGTATGTCACACAGAGAAAGAAATGCTACAGAGCGTAAGCTTAAGAAATTGGGAATCACTCTAGAAGAGTGGTTGGAGAAAGAGGGCAGAAAGTATGGGCAAACCTAGAACTATCGCCAGTGGAGATTTAAAAGCTTTCCTTGCAGCGAGTAAGAGAGATACTCGCCTCATGGGTTCAGTTGAACGCCATGTAATCTCACGTCCATTTGATGCTCGTGACATGAGTTATATACATCCTTCAGATATTATTAAAGACGACTGGTGTGCTCTCGCACAGTACCACGCTATTAAAGGTAACTACGTAGAGACCCGTGATAAGCCAACAGCACGCCTAGCATCTATCTTTGCTGAGGGCCATACCATCCATGCTAAGTGGCAGAACTGGTTTGCTGAGATGGGTGTGCTTTATGGTAAGTGGCAAGAAGAGCACGGTACTCCTTGGGCTCTTTCTGATATTGTGGATTCAAATGCTAAGTATCTAGAGGTACCTCTACGCAGTGATAAGCATATGATGCGTGGACATGCTGATGGCTGGATCAAAGGCCTTGGAGATGATTGCTTAATTGAGATCAAGTCTATTGGCTCTGGTGGTATCCGCATGGAAGCCCCAGCTATCATGGCTCAAGCAGATGATAACGTGGAGAAGGCTTGGAAAAATATCAAAGCGCCTTTCCGTGACCATCAGATGCAGGGCCAAGTTTACCTTCACCTTTGTCATCTTATGGTGGAAGAGAATCTTCTAGAGTCCGCACCTAATGAGATCGTATTTATCTACGAACTTAAAGCTAATCAAGAATACAAAGAGTTTGTAGTTCAGTACAACCCTGAGTTCACTAAAGACATCTTTGATAAAGCTCTTGATGTTGCTTGGGCAGCCGAGAACGATCGCCCACCACTATGCAGTAAGAATATAGAAAAGGGCTGCAAGCGTTGCGCCCCATTTCAGGAGGTAGCATGAGCATAAGTAGAGATGTACTATCCGCTATAAATGAGCTGGGCTTTTCCTTGACGGCAAAGCCAGAGTACGGTATTCCAGAACTACCACGTGATATAACAGAGCTAGACGATGACGGTCTTATGGATCTATTCGTACAGTTCACACAGTGGAATGATCATCTAGCCGGTGCTCAAGCTATTGCTATCATTAATGAGAGAGAAGCACAGCGTAACCTAGACAGTGCGGAAGCTGCAGGTATGATCAAGAACTGGACCGGTGCTAAAGGTGACCGTGTAGCTTTAATCAAAGCACAGATTGCGGCTACTGAAGAGATTCAAGAGCTAGCGCATGAGCTAGATATTAAGTATGCCTTTCGTAAGATCATCGAGACTCGTACTCTCAATGTAGAGAGAGACTCACAGGTGGTCTCTCGTGAATTAACACGCCGCACTTCAGACGGAGGCGGTATGCGTTCAAGAACTAGAAGGTTCTCAGCATGACCCACGATGAATTGCTGGAAAAAATAAATCAAGGTGGCATAAATGCTTTTCAGTCTGATTCTTATGGGTGGTTAGCCCTTCGCGCAGTAGTGGAATTGCATAAGCCTTACCCCACTAAAAAATTTGGAATTATCTGCAAAGAATGTGAGATTTCTACAGATTACCCTTGTCCCACTATTCAAGCGATTGAGAAGGAGTTGCTATGACCGACCTAGAGATTGTTCAAGAGGCGCAGGAACGGATTGAGTGGCAAATAAATTATTGGCGTGATGGTGATGACATCAAAGACATCCACGATCAACGCAACTCATGGCTCGCCCACAAAGCGTTCTTTGAGAGACATAAGCGACTTGAAACATATGCGGGTGATTTGTTGTGTGAGGTTTGCGAGTATTCAGAATACAGAGCGTCTTATCCCTGCCCTGAATCAGTAGCACAAGCCAAAGCGATTATGGGGGTGGAGTAAATGGCTACAACAAGATTTTGCGACCAATGCCATAAGGACATTACCCACATAAATTTTGAGAATAAAGCTTATCTACGAATGAACGCGGGATTGAAAGACAGTTACCAATACAAAATTCCTGACCTTTGTTCTTGGAAATGTATTGCCGATTTTGCTTTGGCGAAATTTGAGGGGATTCCAAATGACTAATCCT